TGTTCAATAACTTCTGCCGCTTTTACTTTACCACTGTGAAACTGTGTAGTAGCATCAATGTATTTACCAGTTAAATCTGGGTGCTTACCTGCAAGTATCTCTCCTTGTATAGTTTCAAGAGTTTTACCTGATGCTTCTAATGCTTGTATCTTTTCTATAGCTTTATCTTTTTTATTATTAATTCTTAAATTTTCACCTATAGCAACTGATTGCGAAGCACTAGCTAATGATTTAGCTAAACCATCTGACGCTGACCCTGTTCGTACATATCCTGCGTTAGCCGCACCATAGTATTTGTTAGTTGCTTGTCTGTTATATTTTATAGCCATTATTATTTCTTCGCTTTCTTATTGTTTTGAGAAGTTTGGTAGCCTTCATAAGCAGAACTTGCGACATCAATTATTAATCCAGTTCTTGATGGTTCTGTAGGGGAAGTTAAACTATTATAAGTTTTTGCTTGATTAGCGTAGGCTTCTGATTGTTGTTCTTGTAATGTTGTTACATCTTTACTGTAATCTCTACTAATAGTATTCCAATCATCATCAAACATTGCACCGATTGATTGAACAATTTTTGTACTATTACCAAATCCTAAATTTAATGATTGTGCAATTTCACCATCTCGTTCTTTTTTAGAACTAATTTCTGCTAGTGTTTTTTCTCTATCAGCATTGACTTTTTCTCTGTCAATTTTAGTCATGTCATGTAAATATCCTTTATCGGCATTTCGTCTTGTTGTCTCTTGGTCTCTTCTGATAGCTTTGTTTTCAGCTTTCTTTTGTTGATATTGAACAACTGAACCTGCTATCTGAAGTGCCGCAGGAATACTACACATATTTATTTTACCTCTTTCATCATTAATAAAAATGGCATCTTACCGATACCGAAATCTCCTATTTTTCTTTTTGGCTCAAATCCTAAAAATTGTAACCATTTTAAACTTTTCCAATTTCTTTCATCTACAAAATTGTAGACGTACTCATAATCTTTACTCATCTCTGTTACCCATTTAGGACATTCTTGAATAAACTGTTTAATATGTTTAAACAAATCCTCACTAGATAATAACCAAACTACTCCGTAACCTTTTTCTTTAGATGGAGTAGAACCAAACATACCAATTACACCTTCTGACTTTGTTCCAATAATAGAATAAATTTTACCTTTTTCTGTAAATGGTATTACTAACGCTTGTAATGGTGATGCACCATCTGAAGCCATGATTTCTTGTCTGTCACCTTTTCTAATCTTTGGTGCTAACTCTAACGCATCTTTTAATTCTGCTTTTCTAACGTAGTTTTCTTTCATTAAACCCTTCTTGCTCTATTGTGATAATAACCTTCAACCTCTGCACCTGCGATATATAATGGCAAGTGAGATGACGATTTAATATCTAAAATAAATTCTGTGTTTCGACATTGTACAGGTACTCTTAATGTGCCTGTAGCTATGGCAGGTTGTCCTACGATTGATGTAGCTGTACCAATTACATAACCATTCATAATAGCTGTTGATGTACTTCTATTTGTAGGAGTAACTTCTACTTGGAAGAACCCACTGTTTTCAAAATTAAATGATATGTTTCGTATTTGGTATCTACCTGAAGTTACCGCTACTAATCCTCTTCCAGTATTTTCTCTTACATACTGCGTAGACATTCTGTATTTACTTTCGTATGGCACACCAATGTATAACGCTGTGTGATTTCCAACGATTGTATATGTTGAACCTGACGTGTTTGTAGCTGTATAGTTATTACCATTAGTTCTATCTACAGCTATCAATCCAGTTTTTGCACCATAAGGTGATGTAAACGTAGTTAAATCTGTTGAACTAGCATACGTTCCTGTAACTGAAGTTTTAAGGTCAATGTAAACTCCATGACCTATTGTTGTATCTTTTAAATTTCTTAAATCTATTTTAACTAATTTTGTAGTTGTACCTTCTGAAACTAATAAATAAATAAAACTTTCTAAAGACATACCACCTATAATTTTAACACCTGTAAACGTCCACTTAGACCAAGCGTTTTGTACTTTCTCTCCACCATCAAAGAAATACTTATAGATGTACATTGTGTTAGCGTATGTAGTAGACACTGTGCCACTATAAGGAGCTGTTTGACTATCTCCTGTATCTGATGTTAAAAATATTAAATTATCTTCTGTAGTGTTACTTATAATTTGATAGCAATTTGTAGGAATTAAATTTCCTACTGATACAGTAATGTCCATACCATCATTTGTAAGTGTATCATCATCAGCAAAGTATTCTCTTATAGCTGTATTGTTTGTTCTTGCTTGTGCAAAGTATGCAAACTTACCTGCTGATACTGGACTAACTTTATCATCATGTTCAAATGAAGATACTTCATTAAGCATAGCTGTTGTAGGTGATATAGTTTCACCTGAACTATCTAATTTGTATTGTGCTGTATCAGAAAATAATAATAAACTTTCATTAAATCCTACAGAATTTTTAAGTGTATTAACTTGTGTACCTGAAGCCGCTATATCAATAGGGTCAGTATCTAATACTTGTGTAGAGGTTGTTGAAAAGTAATTAAAGAATGAAGCATTCTCAGTTAATACTAAATTTTCTCCTGCTAGAATACCTAATCTGTTTTTGTAAAATGTAAGGTTATTAATCTTTTTACCAACAAAAGTTGGATTAGCATTAGTATCAATATCACCACATTTTCTATCTGTGTAATCTAATTCTTTAAAAGTAAATGTACCATTATTATTATTAACCAATGCGTGTGGCATTGTAGAATTATCTAAACCAACAGAAGTTGCAGGAGCTATAGTTTCATTCCATACCCCTGAATTTCCTGAAAATTTAACATAGTAATCAGAAAGAGTATCTCCTTCTTCTCCAGTAATTTTTAAGATAACACCTGTTTTTCCATAAAAAGGTAATTTACTAAAATCTTGTATTTCATCTCTAATAGCATACATGGCTGTATTACCAGAACCATCAGATGAACTAATTGTATAGTTTGCATTGTTATCTGTAGGTTTTCCATAGATTACACTATCAAAACTTTCAAATGTAAAATGAGATGTAAAACCAGAATAATTTGCTAACCCTTGTGTTGTAGATTGAGTTGCATTGTTATCTGTTCTAACAACTTTAAAACCAATACCATTGGCATTACTATCCCAATGTGTACTAGAAGTACCATACAAAAGTATATCTGTAATTTTATTTGTATCTCTAAATTTACTATCAGTAGACGCATCATTACCTGAAGGTAACTGAAACACCACTTCTAGTTCTTGTGCCATTGAAGGGTGTTTTAATGCTACTTTATATTCTCTACCATAGTTTGTAAGTTTACAAACAATCAAAAATTCTTCTACTTTAGCCGCAGACGTTGTACTGTCAGCCGCTACTGTTATTCCTGTGTTAGCTAAAAATGTAAAGTCTGCAATGTTAACTAACTTAAAGTTTTCTCTAGGGTTTGTTGAAGTTAAATAACTTGACCCACTTTGTATTGTAACTGTTTTTTCATTACCATCTAAATCAAAAACTTTAACTCCGCCATTGTATAATGCTACAACATATTGATTAGAGGCATCTCTTTGTATTGACCAAAATTTTGTTTTGTTAGAATAAATATTAGAACTATCAACAGTTTTAATAAAATCTAAAGGAGGTCTTTTTGATAAACCATCTACTAAACCATTTTGTAAATTAACTTGGTCTTCCCCTTGATTGATACCTCTTTGTGTAGGTGTCTGTTGGGACATACCATTTAAAAAGTTAGGAATAGATTGTGATACAACACTTCCCATAATTAGTAATTCCTTCTAGTAGGTCTATGTATTATAGAAAATGTATTGCTGTCACCTTCAAGTATATTAATATCACTTTCTTGGCTATCTGCTTGATGGAAAGACATTAATGCTTCATTTTCATCTTGACCAATTAATTGTGTAATTTCTTTGTCACCTATAAATCTAGCCGCAAATCTTCTTGACGCTTTCATTGTAATATATTGTCTTGCGTATTCTGGTAAATCGTCAAATTGTTGTACTAAAACTAAATCAACTGAAGCAGGTGCAGAAGTAAATACATCTGTATGCTTTTCCATATCAAATAAAAAGCCACCTCTTATAGTGTAGTTTAAATGTCTAAATTGAGAGTTTGCGTCTGCTTTAACGCAGTTTGCAGGTAGGGGTACTTTGTTATCACTATCTAAAGATAATGATTTATAATTTTCATGCGTGTTAAAATTCCACCCTTGTGATTGGATAGACATAGATGTTTCATTAAGAATATTTTTTGCTGTACTTACGTCAACTGTAGTAGTGCCTGTAATACTATTTACTGGAGCTTCTCCAATAGTAGACAGCATTATATTTACAGCCTGTAATTCGCTTGTGGGTGTAATTTGTGTAGTCATCTATCCTTTGTGTTAAAATTTGTGTATGAACACTGGGCGGATTGTCAGTGTTAATCTCCGCCCAATGTAAGTAGAAGTATTATGCTTCTAATATTCCGACTGCCGCTTCTGGTCTTAATACACCATGACCCATGCTGTATTTAGCTACCATTAACGTACCTTGTCTTCTGATGTCGTACTCTTTCTCGACAGCTAAATCCATTAGCTTAACAGTTCCAACCGCACTTGGGTGTGAAACTAAAGCAACGAAGTTAGAAAGGTTAACAGCTTGTGGATTTGAACCACCATTAGTAGCTGAACCTTGGTCTGTGCCTGAGTTGACGTTTCCAGTTACAAAGTGAGGAACTGGTATTAATTCAATTCCTGCAATTCTTGTAACTTTACCTGATGCAACACCACCATTAGCACCACCACTGAAGTCAACATTGACTGCATTTGTAGCGTTTGCTAATTTGTAGTATTCTTCCAATCTCATAAAGCATTTTCTGCCTTCTGATGGAACATAGTTTGCATCAAGCTCTTTAGCCGCCGCAAA